CCGTGACCCAAGTGCAAACTTGAGTGATTGTGAGAGTGCCAGAAGCGGCAGTGCGCGCGACATCATCGGCGGTCTTTGCGACGAGCACCTGGTTAGCGATTGGAATGTTTGGATCGTAAAGAAGATCGCCTTCGCTATCAATGCCGACATAGAGGTATTGCGGTAATGCGCGGACTGTGTAGGTTCCGTTGAAGGTTGCATCTACCCCGGCAAGGACGACACTTGCGCCGAGTTCAATTTCTGCATCGGTGAGAAGTTGAACTACGGCGTAGTTGTCTATGAGGTATTTATGCGTGATGCTGTAAACAGCCATGAGCGGTAGCCCCGCTCTCGACTAAGCCTGTGTGATCTTGCGGATCATTCCACCGATTGCAGCAAAGGTTGATACATATCCGTGGAAGGACATTGTGCGACCCAAAGTTGCTGGGACTTCAACGCTCATCAAGCCGCGAATGGACTCGTAGAACTCAAAGGCGTCGCCTTGACCTTGACCGACTCGGGTGATGATCATGGTCTTTGCAGCGAAGTTGCTGTCCACTACAAGTTGGAGACCCATTGGGGTTCCGTTCCATGATCCTGCGCTTGATGCTCCAAGTGCGTTTTGACCTGTAAGTCCTGCGCCGATGAATGGGAAGAGCGGACGCTTGCTTGAATCTACAAGCTGACCGAGTTGAGCCCAAACATCAACCGAGACAAACATGTGTGTCGGCATCCAGTTACGGTTTGCCGAAACATCATTCGCTGCGTCGTAAACACTCTTGAGCAAGTCTTCTGGAGTTCCGTCCCAAACGCCGCTCGAGTTTGCTGCTGCAAGCAAGTTGTCTGCAGCCAAGTTGTCCGATGCGATCATGTATTCGCCCATTAAGTCGTTGAGGATTAATTGCATCGCTGGGCCAGAAGTAAAGTCAATGTCCTGAATTGAGAGGGTAACTTGGCCAGCCAAAGTTGTCTTGCTGACCGAGTTTGACGCAATGACCATTGTTGTCGCTGATGCGGCAGACAATTCGCTTGACTGTGTTGCGACGCTTGTGTGCGTAGTAATTGTTGGACGAATAAAAGTTTTTGATTGTCCGCCGTCTGGATACGCGCGAGCGCCAAGTGCTTCCACCGTAGGTCTGACAAAATTTAGATCCTGCACGAGCGGCAAGAGCACCGGAATTGGGAGCAAGCCGGGCGTGTCAGTGGTAAGCACATCGCCTGCAGCTGCTTGAAGTGCGGTGCGCTGTGATGCGCTGTATTCCGCTACGGCTTTGTTCATGTTGGAGAATGTGTCTCCGCCAATGTGGTAAGCGGCCATAAAGTCGCCTGCGCTTGGCAACTTAAATTCGCGTTTTGCTTGTGCTGGAATTGGTGCAGTTGGAATGGTTGCTTCGACTGCTGGGACTGTTGGCTCGGACATGGTTTCGTTCTCCTGTGTAGGTTCTGTTTCTATGTTACTTATTTCTTCGTCTTCGTGGTGGATACTCGCTGCGATGTCTGTGATGATCGCTCCAGCAAATGCAGGAACTGGCACCATAGACAACTCAATCCAGTCCGCTGCTAGGACTGTTATTGATCCGTCTTTGTTTGCTCGAGTCTTAGTTGGGTTTACTCCGACCGAGACCGAGTCCAGTACGCCGTCAAGGGCAAGCTGCAAAGCGTCGTCGCCTTGTGCGGTCTTGCTGATTTTTGCGGTAAACATCATGCCTTCTTCGTCGTCGTATCTAGCCGTGACAATGCCAATGGCACTCTCGCTTGAATGATTCAGGAATAGGCGTGGGGCTTTGCCGTCTACTGGCAGGCTGCCGCGCTCAAAGATGACTTCTGTGCCGTCAGAGACGGTCGCTGCGACGCCGTAGGGGACTGCGATTCCTGTGATAGTTCTGGTTGGTGTGCCGTCGCTGGCGGCTGCGTCAATGCTGACGCTTTGAGCTGTAAGTCTGATCATTAGTTTGCAATCTCCTCTTGAGTGTTTTCTGATTCTGGCATTTCCATTTTGTCTGCTAAGTAGTTTTCTTCTAAATACGATTCGTAGTCAAAGGCAACAAAAGTTCCGTTAGGCAAAACATTATTCATTGACAATGTTTCTGCGATTGCATCTGCGTACAACTTCACGCCAAAAAATAACAAGTCCATGCGAGCCTGTTGCGATGACTGATATGAATACGATCCTGTAGATACGCCGATCAGGTATGGCGGAACATTGCCAATACGACCGCCAGTTTCCAACGCGCTGTAGTTAGCAGACTCGATCAGAAGCATCTTGTCTGGACTCATCGTCGTAGGTTCGTATGTGAGGAATTCGTTAAGAGCCGCAGTCTGATTAGTTGCTCGAGCAGTGTTAAACGCTGCAGCTAGATCAGCCAATTCTTGCGCGCTCAAAGGCTCACCGCCAGTCTGACGAAGCACCCCGGCAGGAATCGAGCTGCTCGCGTTTCTTGCCCTTGCGTCTTGAATCTTGATCGCTGTTTCAATAGCGGCTTGTGATGAATAGACCATGCCTTGTGTTGGCGACAAAAATTGAACAAGGTTTGCAGGGTCTATTTGTCCGCCTTGAAAATAAACTTCTTTAGAAGGTGCGAACCACACTGGGCCAGCCATGTCGGTTGTCGTAACGGAGCCTGCAGGAAGTCGAGTAAAGGTTGCTGGGTATCCGTCAGCGGTGCGCGAAGTGATGTACCAAAAAGCGCGACCGTAAAAGTAGAGATCGTCAAAAGTCCACGACATTAAAAAGTTGTAAGGAACGGTCGGATCGGGGCGTCGTAACCAAGAGCGGGGGGCAATATATACGCGCTCCATTTCTTCGCCGTTCCACATTTCGTTATACATCTGTAATGGCAGGCAACCAATGACCGATGCAAGTAGATCGCGTGCGCGTGAGATTGCAGGGATCGAGATTGCCGCCGCGCGAAGTTGTCCTTCTTGGTAGGTGTAATACTGACCGATCATATTTACGCCAACATTGCTTGAGCTATACCCGGGGTTCATCGCGCTAGCTGCAGCGGCTTTGGCAGGCGCAGGACTGATAGCAGCCTTGCTTACTTTGCGGTCAAATAATCCCATAACACATCTTGACACATTAAGAGCGGATCATGGTGGCACTCGCCCAGTCAGTTGCGGTATCCCGACGACAGGCAAGCAAGCGGACGAGTGCCAAGAAGATGTTACTGATTGACAGTGACCAGCATCGGCTTCTGGGAGTTGCCCGGGCGTGCAGCTGCCGCCGCTCCCCAGATCATCGTCCGACATAACTCAATCGGGCCAGCCGACTTCTGCGATGACACTGCGATCGAGCCTTGAGTCCTCACCATGACCGCGCGACAAACATGCTCGGCGAGCATGGCTTCCCCAGTGTGAACTAGACGACCTTCACTAATCATGTTTCTTACTATGGGGGTGTATTGCAGAATCTCCTTGTAGCCCATGACGACGCGCCGACGCTCGAAGATTGGCGGACAGTGCGCGTCAATGGTGGGCGAGAAGATGAACTTGATCGCAGGATCAGCCGCCGCCAAAGCTCCGACATGAGCCCAAAGTTCTTTGGCAGTTTCGGCAGTGAAGGCAACCGAGACACAAGTACGACCGTCGCCAAGCGCAACCGACTTAGTAGCGAAGTAGCGCGATTCGTCCATTGATGCTTCTACCGAGATGACGCCGCCAGCAGGGATCGGGCCGTCGTACTCAAGGTCTGGCCATAGGTGGGTCTGAATCCAGCTTTGGGTACTGGCTATCCACATGTTGAGCGATGAGCGCAAGAAGTTTGATCGGTCAGGGTCTTGGGATTCGGCGCGCAAAGTGTCAAGGGTCAAAGTGTGTCCGAGGGCTGGGTTGCCCCACGACCACGACGACTCAAGCATTGGATCTACTGTTGGCGGTGGCGACCATTCAGCAAAGTAAAAATTGGAAGGGTTGTTTGTGTCAATAAGTCGCAGCGCGTTCTCTCGATGCCTAATAAATAATGCGCTGGACTCGGTGCCAGCTGTGCTGAACATTGCCAGATGAGGAGACCTGCGGACGCGCTGGGTTGGAGCAAGGCCAGCCATTGTAATCTCGGAGATGTCAAAAATCTCATCCGCGCAAATTAGATCTACCGACATTCCGTGACCGATTGAAGGGTTCGCCGCGCGCACATACCAGCGAGATCCGTCTGGCATTGTCGCCGAGTTCCGACCAAAGGACTTCATGATCTTCGCGCCGTAACGGTCTTCAAGGATTGGTGCGATCTCATCAAAGAGCAGACAAGCAAGACTCAAAGTGTGAGCTGTAGATAAGACAGTCTGCTTCGTGCCCCGGATCTTCGGCATCTCAATCAGCCAAAATAATATGAGGCATTGGATGAGAAGTGTCTTCCCATTTTGTCGAGCCACCGAGCAAAGTGAAGATCTGTGCACAA